ACATCGCAGAGTTCAATGTGACAACACGATGTCGGCTGATGTTGCCGGCTATGAGGCCCTCAGCCTCGAGGGCGGCTTCTTGAAGGACGAAGGCCAGCTCCCCTCGAGTGATGCCGTTCGTGAGCCGCATAGGCTCAATCAGCCCGTGTCGACGGGCCGCCCTCGGTATGGGAGCAGGAAGATGCTCAGCCGGGATGCCCATGTCAGCAAGCACAGTTCTGTGCGGGCTTCATGCATCCGTAGCAACGAATGGCCTGACCGTTCTCATCAAAGGGACCGATGTAGGTCGGCCACTTCCTGCAGACGCACTGAGGGCTAGCCGTCCGTCGGCGTAGCTCCGCCTCCAGCTCCTGCGTAGAAACCTTGGTGAGGTCAGGCATCTGCGTCGCCTTGCTCCTCTAGGGCTTCTGCGGGAACGTCCTCCTCAGTGGGATCCTCCTCCTCGTCCCCAGCCGCTTCCTGGTCGATGCGACTAGCGATGGAATCCATCTCCGCCGAACTCATCAAGACACGCTGCTCGATGATGGCCTGAAGCATGACGTCGTTGTCGGGAAGCTCAAACCCGATCTCTCGCAGAAGGTCCCACGCAACGTTCAGCGGAATCACAGGAATGGGAACGGCCGTCGCCATCGCCATGATCTGCGTGTAGCGCTGCTGCTCGTTGACTGGAAGCTTCTCGCCGTAGACGGGAACGAACCGAACTTCCAACAGGTACGAGAACGCACCGCCCTCGTAAGCGACGACCCACTTGGCCAAGTCGTACATGTAGTTCGTCAGCACGTCAGTGATGTGCTTCTCCTTCTCGCCAACGTGCGCGAGGATCGGACCCATCTCCATAAGCCTGGCAACGCCCGACTCTGCAGTGTCGACGTCCACGTTTCCCTTGGCCAACTTGGGAATCCCAGCGGACTCGTCCAGTCTGTTGTGAAGGTAGTTCAGGTGATCCTGCTGAGGAGCCACCGAAGTAGTGCCAGTCACTCGCTCGAAGTACCCACCAGCCGCCTTCGTTCCCGACGTCTGCACGACTCGGCCAGGACCCATGTCCCACGAGCCGGGAGTCCCGTCGTCATTCAGGGGAGCGTCCATGTTCGTGGCGTACACGCCCAGACCATTCAGCACAAGCTCAAGCTCTTCGTCCGAGATCCCCTGATCCACCGCAGCGATCAAACGCTCGATACCGCGAAGCTCCGAGGATCCCCAAGGCCAATCCTCGTTATCAAAGTTCTTGATGTGGTAGATGGGAAGCTGGTCAATGGGATCGGGGAACGTCTCCGGACCAAAGACGTTCTCGACAACAACTTCCTTCTCCTGCCCCGGGCCGCCCCATGAATCCTTCTCGTACAGACCAACCTCGAGCGCAATGGGAGAAGGCCCACCCATGTTGGTCGTCTTGAAGTACGTCGTGCGCTCGACGAACTCAGTGTCACCTTTCTCCACGAACTTGATGATGTGATAGCCAACCACATCACCTTCCTCATTGTGTAGGGGAAACAGATTCCCCGGGTGAATGGTCTCAATGGAGACACGTGCACCTTCGAGCCGCTCGGGGTCTGCCCGCATGTGGAAGACCCAGTCACCGCGAATGAGGCCCATCCTCTTGGCTGCGTTGAACTTCGAGTAGAAGCGCTCTCGACGAACCATGTCCGTCCAGAACAGAAGAGCGTTGGCCTGCTGCTCCGGCGTGCCGTACGCAGGATCGGGGATCAGCTGAAGGTCGTTGGCCAGGTATCGATGGATCGTCTCCACAATGGTCTTGGCCGACGGGATGGCGATGGGTTTGTCGTCGTCGCCACGCTGAGTGATCTCGAACGTGTCAGGCACGGTCCAGTAGATGTCCTCGTATAGATCGTACGAGGCAATCCGAAACTGCTCAAGCTCGTCAGCGATGTGGTCCGGCTTCTTCGAGATCAGAGGAGCCGCCGTGGAATACGGGTGGGAGTCAGTCATCGTCCTCTTCCTCGAAGCCGTTCAGAAGATTCTGGTAGTAGTTGATCAAGTTTTCCTCGGTAACGGAAAGCAATCCTCTGGCCAGTGCATAACTGAGTCCCGGACTTGTCACGTACTCGTATCTCTCCGCGAAGCCGTCTTCGTCATCGAGACAAGCCACCCGATAGATGACCATGACGTCAGTGACGACTTGGTTTTCTTCGACGTTGTCCACATCGGTGAGGTTCTCCGCCAGAAACTTCTTCAGAGGGTTTTCGGAGCTTTCGGCGCTCATCGTGTTCTCCTGCGCTTGCGTATGGGGCCGCCGGAACCCATGTTGGCCTTCTGCATCGTGGCCCGACGATGATCCGAAGTGACAGGGCCGTAGTACCCACGGAAGAAACGTCCGAGCGCTTCGGGTCCGTGGTCGTCCTTGTCCATCGGTTCTTCCTTGTCGGGCCTGATCTCACTCTTGTTGTCCGGGTAGCGATAGTCCTGCATCTCTCGAATGAGACCGACGCACTTGCGATCTATGAACAACTTCGGCTTCTTGTCTTCGTGCCCGTCTTCCAGATGCTCGGGCATCAGCTTCAGAGCCTTGCGGATGTAGTGAAGCCTCCACTTCTTTTCTCCGCCAGTGTCGGAGACGATGTTGCACTTCAGCTTGCGACTGAGGATCTGCGCCGAGTCCGGCTCAGCGGGGTCCGGGTAGAGCGTGGTGCAGTGCTTGGCCAGCGGCCACTCAACTAGCTCGTCCCCAATCTCAGGCACGTCCTTGTGGTCAGCACGATACTCGCCCAGGACGTACACGTTGTCGAACACGTCAACCTGGATGGCCAACCACACAAAGGGATTGGTCCAACCGAAGTCGCAACAGCCGTAGATGGGAAGGTCTCGCCGATACTTGAGGTCACCAACGTGTACCTCCTCGTCGAAATCCTTGAACACGGCGCCGACGTAGTCCGTGAAGCTCGCCTCGATCTCCTGCTCGGCCCGCTGCTCCGACATCTCCGCCTTCATCTCAGCGATCTCGGGATCCTCTTTGCCGAGCGGGAACACGAACGGGTTAGACCATGAAGGCTTACGCCAAGCCGCCCACGTCTTGTGCGCCGGATCCAAACCCCGTTGATAAGCCTCGTAGAAATGGTTCTTACCTTCGGGCGTAGACAACCACAGCGACCAACCACGAAAGTCAGCCAAGGCAGGACGAATGTACTTCGTCCAGATGGTTGCCTTCATCTTGGCGGCCTCACACATGACCACGCCGGACAAGCCCTCACCGACCAGCGTGTCGGGATACTTAGACGACTTGCCGTGGATCTTCAGCTTGCCCTTGAACAGGGAGATGTCCAGCGCCCCAGTCTCTGCGTTGTAGTAGCTACCGGGCTTGTCGAAGTCGATGCCCATTCGCTTGATGTCGTTCCAGACAACACGGAACTCCTTCTCGGCATCGGAGTACTCCGGACCGACCAGCCATATCTCATGGCGCTTGGCACCTTCCAGAGTGTGGAGCACGGCTTGCGTGAGCATCGGCTGGAACGAAACCTCATGCCCACCGATCTGCGACTTGCCGAACCGTCGACCGCAAGCCGCCACTCGGTGACGAGCGGCGGAGTTGTGAATAGGCACCTGTTCCGGATGCGGCTGATAGCCGATGCCGGAGAAGTGCTTGGCGATCGAAAGCTCAGCAACCCTCACTCGCCCTCACCCTCCATCAGTTCAACTACATGCTGCGTTCTGGCCCTGTCCCCGAGCTGCGCCTCTAGCTCAGCAATCTTCGTACGGGTCGTCTCTACCGAAGACAGAGCTTCCTCGCTGGGTCGCCTCCCGGCCGCCTTGTTGAGCTCAATGACCTCGAGCATCATCGCCAATTCACGAACCATACCGTCAGCTTCCGCTTGCATGTGCTCCGTCATGTTGCTATTCACCAGCACATGAATCTCTTCCAGCTTCTCATTCGCCCTATTCGAAGCATGGACAACCTTCTCCGCGACGGTGTCTTGCCGAAGCATGTCCACATGGCGATCTCGCCGATGCTGCTTACGCAGGATGCGAGCCTGTACCTGCGCCGTAATGACAGACACGACAATGGAGAGAACAACGGCAAGGGCAACCCAGATCACGATTCCTCCAGCCTCTCCTTCGCCTCTTGCTCGCAGTTGCGATCGGGCAGAGCATCGCTCAGGGCCAGCTCGAACTCGTCAGCGAACTGGCGGAGCACGCCCGACGAGTCGCCGTCACGTGCGATCACCATCTCGAGGAACAGCATGAACACGCCTCGGATGTTCTCCCGACCCTGCTTGCTGGTCTCGCAGTTGATGACCTGAGCCTTCTCGAAGGTGTTGGCCAAGTCGCGGTTCGCATCCCGGTTGGAGTCGCGCACCCACAGACCCATGATGAACATGGCGATGACAAGAAGCCAGACCATGAAGAACTTCAGTCGGTGAACCTTGTTGGTGGCTTCCAGCTTCTTCATGTCTCGATCAAGCGACGCTTGGATGCTGTCGATCTTCGACAACAGGTCCCGCTCGAAGTCGGTCATTTACCGTTCCCTCCCTGGGCAACGCTCTCCGCCTCTTGCAGCGTCAGCTTGAGTTCTCGCATCGCTTGCTTCATACGAGCAACTGTCTTGGCAGTCTCGTTCTGTTCCCTCTCTACCTCGCCCTTGGAACGGAGCCAGGGAAATTTCATGTGGGACCTCTTTGCAAGACGATCTTGACTTCCCGGAGAACCTCTGAAACTTCCTGGAGCGTTTTGTACGTGTCGAGCATGAGGTCGTGGTTCTGTTGATCGAAGGCGGTGCGCCTCTGCACGATCCCCGTGGTCTGCTTGGTTAGGGGGACGAGCTCAACCATCATCCTCACCATCTCCTCACGCTGATGCACGAGCTCATCCCGTTCCTTCACGAGACGAGTGAAGAAGAACTTCACGATCCACGCCATCACCAACACGGCTAGACCGAGGAGCCCTCGATCCAGGAGCATGTCAGACGTGGGTGTTGCACCCTCTATCGCCCAGAGGACTTGCATCCCGCCACTCAGCATCAGATCTGCTGCGACGACTGTCGTGAGAACTTGGCCTTCTGGACCTTCGTCAGGATGCCGGCGAGAGCGCCTCGCCAGTTGCGAGAACGACGATCATCGGGGCGATATCCTACGATGGCAGTCCGTAGGATCCAGTCGGCAACGTAGGTGTTGGTGACGACGAGGGTGCCAGCAACGATGGTCTCAGCAACGCCGGAGTCGGCAGCCACGTTGACGATGTCCTCATTGCCGAGCCACGTACCACCGGACGCAGCGGTCCAGTAGGAGAGCCACGCCCACGACTCAGTGGCAGCCACCTCGCCGCCGGCCCATACGAGATCGGCGTCCTGCACGAGGCGGATGGTGTTGTCGGCCGTGGTCTGCGCTGACTGATCCGCGATGGACAGAGCCTTGCGAGTGGTCGAAGCCGCAGCGTTCGCAGTACCACCCGAACCGGGGTCACCCGTATGCATCTTGACGAACACGTTGGAGATGCTCATTCATCTACCCTCTCTAGTAGTAAGTGACTTCGCCGGTTGAGGCGAAAGCGCTGTTCTGCCTGGAGAACTTGAGCCGCTGCTGAATCCGCATCGCGGTCAGAAGCTCAGCACGATCCAAGACGTCTCTCTGGGTCATGTTCTGGTCATCGCTGGGCTTGCGAGCGATGATCGCTGCGTCAAGCGTTGCCTTCGATCGAACTGCCATCGGGATCCTCCTCGATGTTGTGGCATTCCTCGCCATCACACGTCATGTTGTACCACGACTCTCCGGTGCCGGTATTGGTGATGCGCCGACCGAAGATGCAGAGCTCGACCCAAGCGTCCTTCGGCGTCAAGCTCTTGTCAACGGGGAACGTGTGGACGTGTCCCATCATCCACCGCCTTGCACTATCGCATTCCTCGACACTGCGTCGTCGCGAGCCTGCGGTTGAATGGGGAAGTTGGCAACGATCGTCTTGGCACGGGTATCCATCACGTCCCACGTGACGCCATCTGCGTTACGAACGACAAAGAAGATCCCCTGGAAAGAGGGACCTACAGACATCAGCTGCCCTCCATCTCTTCCCACACTTCGCCCTTCTTGAACTTGCCCTCGGCCTCAAGGAGAGCACGCTGCTCGTCCTCCGGCAGCAACCCGAGGAACGCCTCGTTGTTCTCGTCCCGAGGGAGATACGAGCCGCCCAGTCCCTCGGTCTCGTCGCCCGTCTGGTAGATGGCACGCAACTTCTCCGCCGCAGTCGGCGAATGGGGGTGCGGTTGGATCCCCAGATGGTTGGTCTTGCCGCCGAACTCAGACGGCGGATAGGAGTCGCTCATGGCGCAGGATGTTAGCCATTTGCCCGACGCATAGCGTCAATCCGCCGAGACCTCACCAGATTTCCCAGTATCCACCCCAATATCTTCGTACTGCTTCAGTAGCTCTGCCATGTCAAGCGTTCCATTCTGAGTGATAAGCGAGCCTCGCGCCGTATACCCGAATGCAACCACCTCAACATCCCGATGCATGATGACAGAGAGCTTCGCTTTAACGTCATTGATCAATTGGAGAACCTGATCGTCGTGACCGAAGGACTTCATCGCAACAGTGATCATCACGGTGTGCTCTTCCTCGCGAGCGATAGCTTCTGCCACTTCCTCGGGCGGAGCTTCTCGCTTCCTTTTCTCATCCGTCATAACAAGCGCCTGCTCGAAAGCCGATCTCTCCCAAGCACGCCCCCCGACATAAGACCGAGCCACATCTCCCATCAAGTCGTTGTAATCGAAGAGCTCTTGCTCGTTTTTACTGCGGATCTGATCGTGAATTCGCTCGGCCTCTTCACGAAGCTTGTCACTTGCTTCGGTTCCGGAACAGAGTTCTTCCACGTACACGTACATGTCGTCAGGTTCATCTACGTCAGGCATTGTTCTTCTCCAGTTTCCGGGCCAGCACGATCAGATGCTTCAGTGCAGCCATTTCATCCTTGTGCTTCTTGCCTGGCTTCCACAGACCCCAATCCCGGAGGTTGTCGTCCGTGATGATCATGCGCTCCTGAGGCTGTTGGTATCGCCACTCGATGTCCCATGCACCCATCGTCTCAATCCACACTTGATACTCCAGCATGGAAGCGACCTTGTGTGGAACCAAGACGTTCGCAGTTCGGTGCGTCGACGGTGCGATGAAGTCCTCGCAAGCAACGATGTCCCGCACGTCCGGCTTCGGCCAGAAGTCGGTGAGCTCCTTGAGCTTCCAGTAGATGTGCTGAGCCTGGAGCAAAGGCGGACCGTCGAACGTCTCGGTATGTCCCTTGGCGTTGTTGAATGCCTCGATGATCATCTCGTGAGCCGGCAAGGGGAACGACGCAGGGATGATGCAGTGAGCGAACCCCGACCTCCCGCCGGGATCCACTGCGTTCAAGTTGAGCACGGTTGCTGTCACGTATCGTCTTCCTGGTTTGAGGGATGAGCACGCTTGGCTTCTTCCTCTGAGCTTGGCCATTCGAACTCCGCCATATCTTCGATTGCCTTGACAGCATCCTGTTCGATGAACAGCTTCGCCCGTTCCATGTCGTGGATCTGGTCGTCAGCTTCACGTACGCACCAACAGTGGATCTCGTCAGGCTCGACAGGAGCGAACACGTGGTGCGTCATCCACTGCGCTTGGCACAGACAGTGATGAACCGCATGAGGCTTGGACATCATGAGGTTTCTCACGCACTTGTGCCCCTGATACTTCCGGAGACATTGCATCGAAGTTCCCCTCCCAACTAGTCCTTCCACAGTTCGACCCACGTGGCCGGACCAACCACACCGTCGGCAGTGAGCCGCTTGGCCTTCTGGAAGGTGACGACGTTCGCCTTGGTGGACGGGCCGAACTTGCCATCGACGGCGAGCTTGAGTCCGTGCCAGGCCAGGCGGAGCTGAGCCACCTTGACCATCTGCCCGGACGCACCGACACGAAGAGTCGGGTAGGGCGTGGGCTTCGGGGCAGGCGGAGGAGTGGGTGCCGGCGCAGAACTCCAGACTCGCAAGTTGATCGCCGCCCACGTGATGGGACCGACCGCACCGTCAACGCCCATGCCGAACTGCTTCTGGAACGCACGCACTGCCTTGTCGGTAGCTGCGCCGAACTGACCGTCAGCCACCAGAGGGAACCCCAGCTTGGTGAGCTTGACCTGAAGGTCCTTGACATCCGCACCGTTGTGGCCCATGCGAAGAACACGAGGACCAGTAGGCGCAGGAGGAATGACAACCCCGCCGCCGTCGACGGGCCGCCCGTCCCACTGACGGCACAGGAAGGTGAACTCATCCCCGGGACAGGACTTGACCTTCCAGTCCTTGTGAGGCTTCACCTCTGCAGCGCAGCGTCCGGACTGTCGCCCCTCACGAATGAGGGCCTGCACACCAGACACCATCGCCGGCGTCGGACGCTCGCCCTCGCCGAGGAACACGATGATGGAGAACCACTGCGAGTCGGGTCCGTTGTTGACACCGACCACATCCTTGCCGTTGGCGAACTGGTTCTTGTTCCAACCACGCCCGACCATCGGGATGCCGTGAGGACACATGCCGAACGAGTAGGCGATGTCCGACCAGCCATTGGGGATGCCGGGCCGAGGCGACATGTGGAACGCCTTGACCGCACGGAAGAACGACTCACACCTCGAGTGAGGCTGGCCGACGCAACGAGCGGGCGGTCCATTCCAGTGAACGGTGAATCCCTTTTTCATAATCATCTCTCCCATGAGTTGAAGTGAACCCACGAAGTTGGAGTGGGCTTCGGCTTCGTTTTCACTTCTTTGCTTTCGTCGTAACTGACAGACAGGCGAGTGCCCTCGTCGAAGACCAGGGTACCACTAGTGCGTTGGATGCTGACGTACCCGTCCACGTTGATGACTTGCTCGATCAGTCCACCTTGGTAGTAGACGGGATGAATAGCCATCCAGAACTCCAGCTGCCTAGCGGTGAGCCGCTTGCGTATCACAGTATCTCCCAGGGTGCTCGGTGGCGTCTGGACTTCTCCGCCATGACACGCCAAGCCTCGTAGTACGCAACCTCGGTAGCCGTGAGATAGGGACGACGATAGACCTGCTGGATCCACCGCTCCCTTCCGTGGTCTGGTGTGTAGTGAACCTGAAAGCGAGCCGTCGTAAGCGCCATCATCTGCACCTGCGACAGCTCGTACATCTCCGCACCGGTCAGGTCAGTGAACTCACTCACTCCGCCACCTCCCCGCAACTACAGCAACGCTTGGGATGATCGTCGGGACAGGAAGCGGGACAGGAAGCGGCGCAGTAAGCGTCAGTGTCAACGCAGTGGAGTCCGGCCTGGCAGTGCGCCTCGATGTCACGTTCCTTGAGTGGGCAGTCGAACAGGATGCAACAGTCGGGCGTGTCACGGGCACTGATCATCGCTTACGCCCGATCATCCATACGGCATTGGTGATACCCGAGCCGATGATCAGACCCACGACCACTCCGACGATGCCAATCATGAGCATCCTCCGCTCATCATCTGGAGGAACGCTTCCGATGAGTCCCACCGACCGTTGCCGTTGGCGTCAGTTGATGAAAGGTGCACGCCATCGGCATCGAGGTACTCGGGATGCGCAGACACTCGGGTCTGCCAGTCAACCACTCGGGTCGGCTTGCCCTGGCCGCTGCGTGCCCATGCCAACGTCTGCAGATCAGCACGCACTCGGTCCATGTTCTGACGCATGGACGGGAGAACAACAACCACACACGCCGAGTCGTGAGGAGTGAACATCATCCGGAAGAGCTCATCACTTTCTGCTTGGCCATAAACGTCAGCGTAGTTCTGCCCGAAGGCCATCACGAGAACAGCCGGCGAGTGTCCATCAATGTGGACGTTCTCATCCAGACGAGGCTGAGCGTGCTTGGCTTCCCACCCTAAGCCGACCAGTCCTTGCGTGTTCGCTCCGGAGCCGCCTCCGTAGAACTCGGCCTGGAACAGAACCGAATCCCCCGTGGCTTGGAAGGACCAAACAGGATCTGAGGTAGGCGGTGTCTTGTGACAGGCCGACACAACAATCAACAACCCAACCGCAACCAACATCAGGACACGTTTCACGTCACCATCTCCCGCTTGGTCTGAGCGATCTTCTGTTGCATGTCCGTGGAGAGTGAGCCGACCCACTCCTCGTACTCGGCCAGCGTCTTGTCGATGGCCTTGACCAGAGCCTTGTCAGCTTCGGTCATGGCAATACCCCGCATCAGCGAGGACCTTCGCAGGGACAAGGCGATGGTGACGCACAATGCGCACTGCCTGTTGGATGTGACGACGTGTGAGCCGGTCGAGCTGGTAGGCCCGGACTCCATTCGCTGCCTTCAGGATCTCCGTACGTGCAGCGTTGCTCTCTTGCCGCACCTCGGGTGAAGCCTTATGTCGCATGGGTTATCTCCTTCAGTTGCTGATGCTATTGAACGCAGCACCGTATCACATTGGATACCTTCTCAGAAAGCGTCGGTATCTCACATAGGCCCAAACGTGCGCCGGCTTCCACCAGACGAACGCTTCCCATTCGTCAACGCCTCCGACATAGCGATGCACTACTCCTCCACCGTACGTTCTTCGTCCGTCGTGAGTTCGAAGCCTCATCGGGTCTTCGGTCCCGGAGGGAACGGATCAAGGACCACCATCCATCGCTTCCGCTTACCGTCCGGGGATACATCCACCTGCTCGCAAGCGATGGCGTATGCGCTCATGCCGTTGGGGAAACCAACGAGTATGAGATCTCCGGGATGAGTGACGGGTCCTTCATTGAAGCTAGCCGAGTCACTGTCCAAAAGGATCCACCTCCACGGACTCAACGTCAATGACGCCGGTCTCTGCAACGTCCCGTATGACGACCGCCTTCTGTACACCTGCCTTCTCGTAGTCGTTCTGCTGAGCTGACGTGATGACGATGCGCTCAGTCTGCTTGCCGAGTATGCGATTGATGAGCGTCTCGCATACACGTATGCGGGTCTCGTCCACCTGGTCGCCAGGGATAGTTCCCTCCGCTACCTTGCACAGATACTCCACCGCCGGGAGCAGCGCTTGCTCGAGGCGATGTATCGCCTTTGAACCATTGCGCCTGTTGAGTTCTTGGAGCAGGGCTAGGGGAATGACCTTCGGAAGGTTGCCGTTGAATCTACCCCGCTTATCCATCTGCTGTCCACGAATGAGTTCCTCGTCGCTCCATTTCTCATAGTCGGGGTTCTCCAACAGAGCGATGGTCTTCTTTCCCACCTGGATGCGTGTCATCTTCCTCCTTCCGGAGTTGAAAGCCTTCAGGTTCTATCCCTCACCGAGCTTGACGTTACCGGGTACGCAGGGACGACCGGTATGTGGATGCGCAAGAGAACAGTAGACCACCGAGATGATCGCGTATCGAATG